CTGAGTTTGAGCTATTGCCATACCAGTCTTCTTGGCACTATCATACTTGCCACCTTGACCTACAAATGCTCCATTTATACCAGCAACACTAAGTATCTCTGCTTTTGCAAACTCTAGTAACTGTGTATGTGTAGCAGCTAATCCTGCTGTGTCAACAATCTGTACCATACCAGCAGCTAATGCACCGTCTGTAAGCTTTGTGATACCATCAGGTCTTGCTAATGTCTTCTTAGCCTCATTCCAGTCTACGAATGCATTCTCTTCTGCCAGCACCTGTTTAGCATTTAGGTAGTGCAATGCTTTAGAGTGTCTTTTGTTTACTTCAGTCTGAGCATCAACCATTCCTCTAACTAACCCATATGGGGTATTGTTAATATCTCTTTCGAGTGTGTATTGTACGAATGGATACTTGTCTAAAGAGTATGGTTCTTTCTTGAAATACAACACTTGACCCTTAACCCAAACAACAGTAACAATTTGACCTTTTTCATCTCGATACCAAGAGTTAATTAGTCTAGGTCTATTTCTATTCCCTTTCTCGTACCACATATCGTCTTCAGATGAACCTGCAAATCCAGAAGGTTCTCCTGTTGAGCCCATGTATTTAGGGAATGATTGCTTAATGATGTCTTCATCTGTAAACACTGCTCTGTGAAGTCTTCTACAGTCCGATAAATCGTCTCTCTTAGACATAGCATCAATAAACATATCTCTGTAGTCTACATACTCATGTCTTAGGTCTGTAAAATCACCGTTCTCCATCTCTGGGAATACATATAGCCAACCTCTACCTGCAATGAATGCATCTTTCTCCATCTTATCGACTTCATCATCACTGTTTGTGTTGTAGGTAATATAGTTGTAAAGTGATGTCTTTACGTCAGAGATTTGTTGATCGTCTGGAGTCCTACCAGCCATCGTTATCTTTGGTCTGTTTTGTCTCTCTGAACCAATAATTGAATCTATTGCAGGCTTAATGTGGTTGAAGGTAAGTACAGCTTGACCTCTTTCTTGCAATGCTTGCACTTCATCAGAAGTCCATTGAGTGCCATGATAAAATTGATACCACATTGTAGCTTTTTCACGATATGGATTATCCCAAGAGCTATCATCTGAAAACCATCTTTCCAACGTATGAAGTATCGTGTCTTTGCTAAGTTCGCTTGCTTTTTTATCGATTTCAGTCATTTATTACCTTTCTTAATTGCTAATCATAATATATTTAAACTTAAACTAAGACAAGTATTCTATCTTGTGCTACCTTAAAATAGTTGTCATCTAGTTCTATGCCTATAAAATCTCTACCTAAATTCTTACAAGCTACTCCTGTTGTTCCACTGCCCATAGTAAAATCCAATACTAATTCATTTTCATTCGTGTATGTTTTGATTAGGTATTCCATTAGTGCTACTGGTTTTTGTGTTGGGTGGAGTTTACCTTTTTGATTTGCATTAGAAATGGTTACAATACTTTTAGGGTGTTTGTCTTTGTATACTCTTTCTAATCCATCACTATATTTTAATGGTGCTGAAGCACTACTGCTGTAAACTTTTCCTATTCTTTCTTTTTGAGGTGTTTTAATAGGATAATAATTATGAGTTTCTTTTGAGAAGACTGATATTATTTCGTGTGTTTTGTATGGTTGGTATTTTAATATTGCAAAATTTCCACCTTTTACTTTATCCCATATCCAATCATACTTATAATTTTTAATATTACTCATTCTCAGAGCACTACTAAATGGTTCACTGCCAAACAACACTATCGCACCGTTAGGCTTTATTAGCTTATTAAGTCTTTCCCACATTTCATCAAAAGGAATAATACTATCCCATTTACACGCTGTAGTACCATAGGGTGGGTCTGTTATTATTGCATCAACAACAACACCTTTATCTATCAACTTGTCCATAATCTCTAAGCAATCGCCATTATATAAATCAATCACAACTCTCCTTTTTATACTATCTTCCAGTCTGCTGTTTTTGTTCCACTAAAATATTTATCCCAAGGATCATATACCTCTTTACGCACTGATACCTGCAGTCTAGGGTACTTTACCTTCCCAATAAAAAAGCTTAAGCAATCACTTCTGTCATCGTGTGGAGTTCTACCAAATAGCATTAGCTCTCTTTCGAGTTCATCTACTTCTTTGCCTTTGATGTGGTAAATTCTACCAGACTCATACAATGGTTGAAGTTGTTCTATACGTCCTTCTTTGCTTCCAGAGTGACTAGGTATCTCTCTGAATGGAATCTTAACATTATTTAGTTTCATAAAATCTTTTATTTCCATATACATAGCTCTTTGAGCTGCTATAGTTTCCATCCATGCAACACTAGGCTTATACTTCTTCATAAGGTTTATCAATAACTTTCTATTGTCTGATGGTGTATCTCTGTTTGCAAACACCTTAACAACATACCAGTTTTCATTAGCATCTGTTGCAAGTACAATGATTGCACTTCTATCCACTTTCTTTATTTTTGTCCTACCACTAGGAGGCATTGCAGGGTCATATGCTATATAGTAGTTACACCCTTCAGGTTCATTGCCAACATACTGAAAATAATCCTGCTTAAATGTTAGCTCATCATCTGCAACCATAGGATTATTGTGGTTTTCTGCATAGAATATACTCATCTTACCAAGGTCTTTATACATAGCCTTCTGAGACTCATACTCTTTTCTTGGCAATAGCATTGGAGCTATCATTTGATCATTCTCGTCTATACACTCGTATTTTGCAGAAGTCCATTGAGGTGAGATAAGCATCCTGTGTAAAGCTGCCATATCACGAATAATTGTACCAACATAGCAAATATCGTAATCACCACGACGATTCGCAGAAGGAATAACATCAGTGAGTATAAAGTTGACCACTGCATCTGTACCTGCCGTTTCATTGGTTTCAATATCATCCAATACTATCATATCAGGTCTTGTATCTTGATGAATTAATCCCCTTAATGATTGACCTGCACCCTTAGCAACTACTCTAATGCCTGTAGACGTTGTAAAGTCAGTCTTAGCCCAATCAGTTGTCTTAAATTTGCCATCATCAGAAAAATCAGATATTAGCCTACGATTAAATTCAAGTTCATCTCTAATCCTTACAACGAAGTCTTTAGCCTTATCTTCAGACTCAGATACAATAACTATAAACTTTCGTTCTCTAAACATCATTCTGTAAAGTACCAACAAAAAGGTAATAACAGTACTCTTAGCATGACCTCTTGGGAATGCTACTGCCTTGAGTCTACTGGTGCTATTCATTAGAGCCAACATATCTGTGTGTATTGTTGGGTGCTTACTAGGGAAGTGTTCCTTGAAGTATGTTTGACCAAACAACATGATTGCTTCAGCCTTAGCTCTGTTTGATACAGCATTAATAGCTCTGTATCCTTTATCGTTAGCCCAGAATGGAGTCTTAAATATATCGTCTGGATTACTTGTCATCAATCTCTGCTTCAATTACATCTGCATCACCATTAGCCTGCTTATGTAGTGCTAGCTGCATCTCTCTAAGTCTATCCACAAACTCTGCTTTATTATCTTTAACTTCTATAGTCAATGTCTTGTCCTCTTCAAACTTTGGCATATGATCCATAAGAACCTTAGTTGAGGAGATTCTATCCCGAACACTATTGTTCTCGTCCATAGCCATACCGTACAGATTATCGTACAATCTATGTTTCTTGGCAAGGAAGTCTGTCCATGCGTGCTTGTGTGCTAGCTCATACATCTTCTTGACTGTGTTCTTTCTCTCAAGGGTACCAAGCATCTTCTTGATATTGATTGCAAACATCTTATCATCTTTAGAGATATCTCTAGCTTCTTTAATCTTATCAGGGAAGTGATGTTTGAATGCTTCTAGTTTATTCATGCCACCAAGAACAGAATGAACATAGTCCATTTGACTCATACCCTCATCATTCTCTGCTACCTTAGGAAGTTTCTTTAGTACATGATTAGCTATTTTCATTACGTAGTTCCAAGATGAGTTTAATTATCTTGATTCTTTCATTCTCGTCAGTAGTCCTAGTTAGCATACCTTCAAGCTTTATCAGTCTTCTAGGGTGTCCTTGATAGTAGTCGTTATCATCAGAACATAACTCTAACTCAACTACTTTACCGTTGCAAGACTTCTCGTGTCTAACCAATCCAGCTTTACTCTTCAGTTCTTTATCACAAAATTCACACTTAAACATTCTTTGCCTTTACTGTATTATCTTTTATATATTGCTCAATAGTATCTTCGTCTATAAAGTTTTTACTTCCAACTTTGACAACCTCTATTTGTTTTGCATACATGAGTTTCTTTAGCATTGGTACACTTATGCCATATATCTCATAAATCCCTTTTAGAGAATGCAACTTCATGTTTCTTCTCCATCATCATCTTGTATTTCTAGTGTGTCTGTTGCCTTAACTATTCCAATTAGCTCAAATATAGAGCCCATATCACCATTTTTAATGTTGGCACTAAGTATAAGCATTCTGCCTAAGGTTTCTTCTGCACTCTTTGTGTGTACAGCTCTTATTCCCTTCTCAATATCTGGTCGTATTTCTTCCATTATGTCTTTGAGTATTTTATCTATCATCTTATTCTCCTGTATGTATTTATGCTAGTATAGTATAGCTATCCTTAAATATGTATTGCCTAGTCTTCTATGGAATCCATTGTATCCTTGAAGCCCTTATAGTATTCAGAGTCATTTAGTCCATCAGTTAATGTCTCTTTATCAAAGAAGATTGCATGGAAACAATACTCAAAACCTTGAACAAAAGTTTTGTTTGCTTCTTTCTCCTTGAACACTTCAACCAATGCAGGTAATGTCTCCTCAACTGTACTTATATCTGTATCAGCTAGATATCTCATATACTCTTGTAGGTTTCTCCCTGAATTGTATGCTTGTACTTTAAGCTTTAGATGAGTCTCTTCAGATACTTTTATCATTTTTGTTTTCATTTTAGTCCTTTGTTTAATTTGTATGCTAAGTTTAACAAGTTTAAGCTTATAGTTTGTTTTTGTAATATTTGTATGATTGGCTAATTCTATTTATCACGCACACAGATTTGCCACTGGGGGGGGTATCTATCCATATCAAAGAATTCACTCCAAGCCCCAATACATCGACCAAACAAGGGTATACCATACTACCTTAAATGATAATCATTCTCATAATTATTGATCAGTTTAATTGATTGATTTGATCAGTTTTATTTATTATCTAGTAAATCTATAGACATTATCGTTTTTTTATTCTCCATCCGTACTACTCGAGACTTCATCCATTTTTAACCCCAACAAAATATCTACACTTTTTAACAATGTTCCTTTTGGTAACACTTAAAAAGAATTTACTACAAATTATGATCCTACTATTGACATAAGCTCGATCAACTTCATATAATTACCTACAAACAAAAAAGAGATTAGGTTCACACCTTAAACAATATAAACATTTAAAAGGATATAAAATGATAACGATCACACAGGAAGAAAGAATAGCAAACAGTATAGCCGACCTAGGCTATGACGTACAGGCATACACAGTATCAGACATGATTAAGATTGGTTATTTGATAGATAATTGCATATATGATAGCTTGGAAGAGATATTAGAGGATAGCTATATACTAGATGATACTGCCCTATATGAAGTAGAAACACTTAAAGAGCTTGCTGAAGTATTTATAGATGAAGGCTTATTTGGTGCGATACCTGAAAATCTAATCAGCTATATAGATTATGAGGCTATAGGACGTGATTTACAGTACGATTACGATGAGTACATCTTCGATGGCAAAACTTATTTTATGAGAAAGGATTAAAAATGGAAACGATCACAAAAAAAGATAAAGTTATGATAGTTATAGGAGAATGGTTTGATAAAGTAAATGGTAATACCTACCATGATGCCACTATATCTATTAATGGTGAAGATTACCTTATACCTTATAAGTACGGCTACAGTGCCAACAATGAATGGAATTTAAAGGAGCTTTTAAACCAAGTAGGGTTTAGGATTAGAAAAGATAAAAGAGTGTTAGATTATTG